ATAAACTCGGTATTGTTTCTAAGGTAGATGCCTTCAACAACTAACTCAGAAGGTAACTTCGTTACCGTATGAGTTTGGTCAGAGGGCAATATAGCCTTCTGGTCAGAGGGCAATATAGCCTTCAACAACTAACTCAGAAGGTAACTTCGTTACCATATGAGTTTGGAGATATCAGATATATTACAAATGGATTATGCACCAAAATTAATTGAACAAGGCGTTCGCAATTATATGAATGTAGTTCTTCATAAATGTTACGACCATAGAATTCAATTGTATTCTCTTGTATTGAATGTAATCGTACTAGTTGTATTTTTAGGTGGTTTAGGAATGATATTATGGTATTGTTCTACTAAAAAAATATCACCGGAAGAAAAACGTCGGAAAATGATGCGTGAACAAGAACAAGTTTTAACAAAAATACGTGAATTTCAATCACAAAAACATAAACAACAAGAACAATTAACCCAATTAACTAGACGTATTCTTCCCACAGAATCCCATGATAATTATAAAAATATGCTAAATGATGCAGAACAATCTCATAGTGATTTGATTTATTCAATGGCTATGCATAAAGGAACCTAGTAAAGGAACCCAGGTTCCTTTAAAACCTCCTCCTAGGTAGGATTATTGGTACATTGGTTATATGGATGTGGTATCCGTAGCAGAGTGGAGGATAACCACGCATATTCAGAAGGACGACGTAGGAGTCCAGAGGAATATGATCTTATACAACCAATTTACTTATAATTCTTCTAATAAACCTTCTACGAAAGGGAGGTTTTAAAGGAACCGTTGGTTCCTTTACGTTGGTTCCTTTATTTGTATAAGATAAATATAAAAGTAATTATGTCAACAATGAAAAAAATATCTTGGGAAAACCCTACCGAAGATTCATCTCCAAAAGAAGAAGAGGAAGATGATGATGAAGAATTGTTCAATATACAATCACAAAAATACAAAAGTCCTTCCATAGAATTCAAATCTATTCCCTCTGACAAACCACAATCAATTCTTTCAGACAAAATCACCAAAGACCAAGAAGACATACAAAGTGAACTGGCTGGAAATGCGCGTTTAGAAGAAATATGCAAGTCTCTTTTTTTGCAAGACCCTGGATTGTTGATTTTACATATTACGGAACCTTTAGAAGGAGTATTGGATTTCCTATTTTTAAATGAACGTCATGCCTTGACCGAAATACAATTTGCAGAAAATGGTCGTATCACACATATTCATCATCTACCATCTACATTACAAAAATTAACATGTACCAAGAATGAATTGAAAGAATTGACCAATTTACCAGCTTCACTCTTGGAACTCTATGTTTCTCACAATCATTTGTCTACCATTGACTTTAGTCAAACTCCTCAATTACGTATTTTTCAAGGTTCCTACAATCATTTATATTCTCTATCCCATCTACCTTCTACTTTAGAACAACTCTATGTAAACAACAATGAATTGTCTGAATTGGATCTTTTGGGATTAGACCAATTGCGAACTTTGCATTGTTTAAACAATCCACATCCACTTATTTTGAAACATGTGCCAAGTCAAACCATAGATTTACAAATGGATGAAGGGCCTCTAAGTCAATTTGAATCACAACAAGAATATGAATACGATTTAGAAAATGAAGAAGAAGAAAAATCATCAACGCCTAAATCTTCCAAAATTTCCTACCAAGATGCACTAAATCGTTATATGGAATACAAAACCAAATACGAAACCAATGCAAAAAGAATACGTGTACGTAACCAATTAAAGACAAAGAAAACGGGTCAGATGGCTAGTAGCCTTCAACAACTAACTTCAAAGGGTGCTTTGCACCCTGAGAAGTTTGGTAAAAAATCCAAAAAACCAGTTCCATTGCCGCCATGTATACAGTGTGCTGCCAATGTGGGAATGACTTTTAAAAAAAAAGATCAAACATATCTAGCACATTGTGGTGTCATAGACGGAAAACCCAATTGTTCCTTTCACATAGAATTAAATTCCGGATTGTATGAACCATTTTTAGATAGTTTACAAAAAGAAGAGGAAATTCTAAACAAATCTAAACAAGATTTGATACGACAAAAAATAGAAACATTGTTTGGATTTATTAGTGAAAAAGAATCCGCAGATTTGTTCCAAGAACGTGTGAAACCATACGTTTATGCGAATGATTTACATGATAGTGTATTGCTTCCGAAATACGTTGCCATGTATTCCAATCTTGTTCAAAAAGATTTGATAGAACGACAATGGAAAATCATTTCGGAATTAAAAGCAAACATACATTCCATGTTGCAAGAATATCAAAATGAACCATTGAATCGTGAATTGTTACACGATGCTATGCAACTCTATGTACAAGAATTGTTACCCGAAATAAAACGTTTACGCGCATGGAAATTTCCAATCATGGAAATGAATGATACCACGAATCAACATGGAGATGTGATTGAATCCAAATTATTCCAACAACCATTTGTATTGGATCATTTGTTACAAGAATATGAAGCTCCCGAAGTAATTCGTTATACACTCTGATTATGTACATAGATTATAATTGTCAACTCCCGTCCATACCAGATGATTTTTATTTGCCCATAATTTTCTGGAACAAATGGCAGTCTTTCCTACATTTGCAATTTTTGTAGGGTCAATGGTAAAGCCCTGTGTAAATATACCTTGGTTTTTTGAACCACATACACATGCATTGTTGGCATTCATTATCCAATAATCTGGACAATTCAATTGGTCAGGTGGAAATGCCAAAGTGGATGTAGCTGAATTCATATGCATACCAATATAAGTCAAAAAACATAACAATACTACGATAGAAATCACAATCGCTACCACATAAAATTCCATGTTATTATTATATACTACACGTTATATAATAATAATGAATAACAACTATATGTCTATGCCCAATTATAATGTAACAACACCACCCATTTTAAATTCTAAAACCTACAATGGTCGTGTCAATATTTTGGAACCCGAAGACCCTTCTATTCAGTTCAAAATGTTTGAACGTATTGCTATTAAAAACAAGGCGACAGAATATCGTAATCCATTGGAAGGAGTATGGGAAGAGAATCTTTTAGCCCAAGTGTTTTTTTCTGCCGGAAATGTACAAATTTTGCAAAATGCGATTCGTGCAGGTGTTTATAACAATTCCAACCAAAAATATACTATTCCCCCTCAAAATCAATCAGCTTTGAAAATAATTATGCGTAGTACTTTTTTACAATATTCACAAAATTCACCGAATAATATCACACAACAGGTGGAAGTACTCAATGATTTAGTATTGGATTATTGTGTACCTTTTGTCTACAATGAATGTGTTGCTTATATGAAATATTTGGAAGACCAGAGTACCTTGGTCGTGCCTTTGGACCGCGAAATACGTCCCGACCGCGAGTACAAACAATTAGAAATGAATCCATTTATTTAAACCCTTGAAGATTTGAAATGAGACAAAAATTCCCCAAATAAATAATACAATCTTCCAAAAAACGAATTGGAGGGTTTTACGGAGGGACGACGTGTCGTCTCGGAGAAAAACCTCCATACTACGGACGACAAAGTCGGGCGTAGTATAACTGGCTTTGGTCGCAGTTTAAAGAAAAGACAGTTATAAAAAATATTATCTTGAATATATTTATATTCACACATTTCATATTTAATATCTACAATAGTTACTGTTGTAGATGGATGAGGATTACGCCATTTTTCAATACGAAAATTTGAAGTGGCAACAAATCCATATAAACGATGTTCCAATGAATGTAAATTATATGGGTCGTAATTATAAGTAAAAGGTTTCACTAATTTTTTTAATAAATCGTATCTGTAATCATTCGGTAAAATTTGATTTATAAATTTTCCGTTTCGGTATTTTATACGACCGTCATATTCTAAAATTTGTTTGATAACATCCAATGGTAGATACGACAATGACATTACTGAGTACGTTGTAATAATCTTTATCTTATTTTAGTTATATACATAACGCCACGATAGCCAATATTATTGCTGCTACACATAACCCTAATATTACTCCCTTATGGAAATCGTCTGAACAACCGCATTTTTTGGTTTCTGTTTTACTATAATCCATTATGTAAAGTATAATATGTATTATTTAAGTTTTTATTACACCTTTCGGCATTTTCAATGCCGAAAGTAACGTTACATTTTCTCATATTCCTCTGGACTCTACGCTATTGCGAAGCAGCAGAGTCGTCCTTCTGAATATGCGTGGTTATCCTCAAAAGTCCCCAGCAAGCGAAGCTTGCTTTGGACTTAGTTGTTGATGACCTTCGGTCATCTGACCGCTCTGCTACGGATACCACATGAGAAAATGTGTAAAAGGGTGTAAAAAGATGATAATAATACAAAATAAATGTTGGGAAAAGTACAAGAACAAAAATTAACAGAAATTATTGAAAAAATAAAAACAGAACAAACTCAATTACTGGTCAAATATGATGTTACTATCGTAAAATACTATGGTATGCCATTATTACGCATAAAAAGAAAATCCAAGTCTGAAGAATCTTTTGTATATGATCCAAATATATATCATGATTATTATTGTTTTTACATAACGATTGACATAGGAAATATTTATGATACTCTCACTGTAGGACCGGCAAATTTAAATAGAATACTTGATAATAATAATGAACTTGAATATTGGCCGGATTTTATAAAGAATATACCCAAACACACACAATATTTGTATTTATTTAATTACAAAGTAGATATGCATGCAATTATAACGTATATTTCTGATACTGGACATAACATCATATACAAACTATGTGATACAACGTTTGTACCCTATAATGAAAAATTAGGTAATTACCGTAATTTCTAGTATTTTTTCTACGAGTGTAAATATTCATCTGGACTCCACGCTACGGATACCACATCCATAGGCGTTCCGCCCACTGACCATATTGGCAAAAAAGTCGTAGGTTCCTTTATTATTGTGATTTTTTTACAATAAGATTTGTACCAAAATCCAACGCTTTTTTAAACCAACTTTTACCACCAGAACCTTCTGGATTTGAATCCGTATTACCACTATGTGATTCCATACCTCCTTTTTTAATTTGATTACCACCCATCATCATGTGACGGTTTCCTCCCATGTTGTCTATGGATATTTTTGGTAAAGGATGATCATAGTTTTTCATCATGGGAATGTTCTGTTCTCGCATGTCCGGTTCTGAATTGGTTCCCATGTTCCCACCCACCATCACTGGTGAAAATATAAAATTACCATTACCACTTGGTAAAGATGCATTGGTACCACCACCACCCATAAACGGAATACGTATACCACTATTAAGACCATTTCCACCATTCATAGATTTCATGGTTTCTTCATTCAAAAGGGAGGGTGTCGCAATTAATCGTGATTCTTTTACCACTTGTGTTTGGTCACGTTTTTCTAATCCGTCGTAATCTTGGGTAGAAAGAACATATAATTTATTACCACGAGGAGTAACGACAATGTCATCAATCATCCAATTTCGTTGTGGTTTTTTGTCTCCTTGTAAATAGACAAATTGTCGTTTTTGAAAAGAAACTGTGCCTGGAGATGTTGTTTGTTCAGGTAAAACACTATATCCTTCCGGTATTCCTGTAATATTACGTGGAAAGGCCATGGAACCTGGTTGTTCTGGTGATATTTTTATATTTGAAGTAGGTATGGTAGAGGGACGAAGTCCTTCAACCGTAGAGGGACGAAGTCCTTCAACCGTAGAGGTAGAGGGACGAAGTCCTTCAACCGTAGAGGTAGATGGACGAAATGGTGGTAATTCACCTTCCTCACGGACAGTCCAAGGGTCTTCTTCTTGGTCAGAGGGACGAAGTCCTTCAACAACCAATGGAGGAGTTGCAAACGTAAATGGTGGTGATGAATCTGGAGTGGAAGGTGTGGTAATTGTATCAGCGGATTTTGGCAATTCGTAGGTGGACGGTGTAGAAGCAATGGGTGGAGTATATTCAGGTGACAAAGAATGAACCGCATCTTGTACACGTTTGTGTAAATCACCCTGATTTGCATTGGCTGTATCGGTAATTTTTCGTAATTGACGTAGAAAGACTTCGGGTTCAGGAATTCGTGAATAAGACAAAGATTCCAATTGTTGAATGTTATCCTCAGTAATGATACGCAAATATACATTGATTGCCTGCAATTCTTGCATCATTAATTTGAATGCATAGGGTATTTCTACTATACTAAAATTTCTACCAAATTTCGTCACCGTTTCCATACGTAATTGAGTCGCATCTCTCAATTGTTCACCGAAAAATTTCAGGGGACCATCACTCATGGGACTCATAAACAAATTCTTGGTTGGATTGTAAATCGCCAAAAGACCGGATTGATTGCATATTGCCATATAATATTTATCACCGCGTTCCATCATGGATTCGTTCAAAAATCCAATGGCACCATGTCCTACTACGGAATCACGTTCCATTTCTCCAATACGTAATCCACCGTCATTGGCACGACCTCCTACCGGTTGTTTGGTAAGTGCACTGCGTGGACCTAGACAACGACTCTGTTGTTTGTCTTTGACCATGTGTTTCAATCTCATATAATACACCGGACCTATGAAAATACTGGATTCCATTTGTTCACCCGTCATTCCATTATAAAGAATTTCGTTACCATAGGATTCGTATGCGACATCGTCTTCTTTGTCACGTTCCAATTGAGATTGGATCAAACGTCCAAAATGTTCAATTTTGGAACCTTTTTGTCCAAACGCAGTACAATCCGCAAAACTCCCATACATGGTACATGCTTTTCCTGTCAATGATTCAACCAATTGTCCGATGGTCATACGTGATGGAAGTGCGTGGGGATTGATAATCATGTCGGGACGCATTCCGTCTTTGGTAAACGGCATATCACATTCAGGAATCACCATACCAATGGTACCTTTTTGACCAACTCTACTAGCAAATTTATCACCAATCGCAGGAATACGTTCTTCACGTACACGTACTTTGGCCAGACGCTCTCCTGAATCGCCTTCGGTCATGTACGTTTTGTCTACATAACCCAGTTGTCCTTTTTTGGGTCCCACTGACATATCACCACGGCGGTCCATAGCAGCACCGGTGGAAGGAGTGGATGTCATACCAATCAATATTGTTTTTTCATTGACAGGTGTACCTTCGCGTACCAATCCAGTAGAATCCAATTGACTATAATCATACCCAGGTTTCAGACCGACAATGGTATTGGATACTTGTTCAATGTTGGTAAATAAAATATCTATGGGAGCCGAACCTGGGGGGGCGGAATCGGGGTCTCCACGTTCTTCGTGGGCAGAATAGGAACTAAAATAGGTGGTACGAAACATACCTCGCGCCAAAGACGCCGCATTAATTAACACGGCATCTTCTACATTGTATCCAGTATAACAAGCAACTGCTACAATGGCATTGAACCCGTAGGGATGTTCTTCACGATTGATATAATCATTGTATCGTGGTTTAACTAAAGGAATTTGACCATAGTGTAATACTGTGGCCGTTTTATCCATACGCATAGTATAATTGGTATGATAAAGAGAACATGCTTGTTTACTTTGACCACATGAAAACAAATCTCTTGGTAATGGATTCATTTCAGGAAAAGAAATTTGATTACCCATGACACCCAAAATCAACGATTCGTGAATTTCACAATGAGTATATTGTGATTTTTTCGTAGAAGATTGTGCACTTATAAAATGATCCGGATTGATCGCAATATATGCATGTTCAGATTCATTATTATCAATATAATCTACGATGGCTTGTTCTTTTAAAAAAGTGGTTAATTTCGCATTGTCTTGTTCTATGGTTTCACCAACTCCTTCGTAACGATCAAATAGTTTGGTTTGAAATTCAGACGCTATATCCGTTTTTTTGGTATGGAAACCTTGTGTGATTTCTGACCACTTCACAGACGAACCTCCTGTTAATTTCGGTACAATTTCTTTGCGCATACACGAAAGACGTCCACCTTCATCTGTATAAAAAATAGGACGACACCAACGTCCAGCATCGGTATAAATAAAAATAATATTTAATTTAAAATCAAAGGTGACTGAAGTATGAATCGGAATCATAGCATTACGACGATAAGTACGGATTTTTTGTACTGCAGGTATCGGATCCAATATACAACCTGCCCAAAAACCATTGACAAATATTTTCGTCGTGGCAATCAATTCAAAGGGTACATGGTCGGTTATTAACCGCATACCAATCATTTCACGTAACCATGCAATCATTGGTTCACGTGAATAACCGCGAGAAATGACCGTGGCAATGGCCAAATTTTTATGAAATCCAATATTTCCACCATCAGGTGTATCTACTGGGTCAATGAATCCCCACTGTGAATTATGTAAAAGACGTGGTCCCACAATTTTTAAACTAGCATCCATGGGTAGATTTGTTTTACGCATGTGACTAATCATCGTGTTGTAAGAAAGACGGTTTAAATCTTGAATCACCCCCACACGTTTTGTATGGGTATACGCTCCCCAGTTTCCTTTAAAGGCTTTTTTAAATCCGTCTTCCACGATTTTGCCTTCCTCCCGAAACACATCTCGTTGAAAATCTTGTATTAATTTGGGTAAATTGGTAGCATAATTGCCTTCGTTTAAATTTAATTGTCGTTCAAATGCCAAATGTATTCGTTTCAATTGCAAGTGATAGTATTCACTAAACAAATCGTGCATGAGTTTACCAACAAGTTCTAAACGTTTGTATTTGAAATTGTCACGGTCGGTGGGTAGTTCCCAGCCAAGATGAACTGAAATCATACGAAAAACCATATATCCCAAATAAAATGCTTTTTCACGATAATTGGTTTCTCCTACATGTGGTAAAAAATAATCGGCCAACACTTCCAATCCGTAGTAATATTTTTTACCTTTAGTTAAATATCCAATATGTTCAATGGCATTTCTTTGTGTATAAATGAGTCCGGCATCGTGAATGGATGGAATAAACAAATCTATTTGGTCCGCATATTTGTCCATATCCAACAGAATAGTGGAAAGAATATCACGGTCACTTAAAATTCCTAAAGCACGAAAGAGAACAAATAGTGGCACTGGTTTTCTTACATTGGGAATGTTGACAACAATGTTGTTCATGGTAAATTTTGTAGAGGGGGATAACCAATGAATGGAGAGTGTACGGACAGGTTTAGTAACATTTTCAGAAACGGATTTGATTTCAGCAGAATACATATAATCACTATCGGGTCCACCTTTACGAATATACAGCATATTGTCTGCAAATTTTTCTTGTGGTACAACCACTTTTTCTTTACCATCAATGATAAAATACCCACCGGGATCATTTTTACATTCTCCCATAGCATACCGTGTCTCACGTGGTACACCGTGTAAAATACAAAAATGAGATTGTGCCATGATAGGAAACTTTCCAAGATAAACACGTTCTAGTTTTAGCAAACGTTTTTGATAAATGATACCGGATTTAGCATCTTTATGGATTGTTTCGGAAATATATTCACGTATGTTTTTAGCATCACTGGGAGTAATATCGGGAAGCCCTTTTTTTTTGATAGATTTAGACGATTTGTTGGAAGGCGCTCCTCCATCTTGTTCATCTTCCTCTTCCTCTTCTTCCTCTCCACCTTTCATGGTAGAAAAATCACCTTCAGTAATTGATTCCAAAGAGTCGGCTGGAAGGATGTTTAGGAATTCTATTTCAATATCATAGTGAATTGTCATAGAGTAGGTAATATTACGCAAACGTGATTCATTGGGGAACATATAGTGAGGTTGATTACGGTCATAAAGAACTGGTTTTCCAAAATATATTTTGGAACCATCCTTACCTCCCATAAACATGGTACATGTAGAACGATATTCCTGTAATTTTTCATCATACTGGGAACTATGCATCCACTTTAACGGATTTTTTTCACGAAAAATTTGGAAAATTCCCTTTTCTAAAAAATCATTGTATGATTCTACATGATGGTTGACTAAAGCCTGAGGGTTATCATGAAAATAAGAATCAATAATTTTCCAGACGGTTTGTTCATTCATTACGTCTTATGGAGAGTATAGTATATTATAGCAATTTTTGGTCAGGAGCGAAACGCCTTTTAAAACCTCCCTTTCATAGAAGGTTTATTAGTAAATTAGTTGGATGCCTCCACTACTCTGGCTTCGCCAACCACGGCATCATCCCTATGACCATACGGAACAAAGGGTGTATAGGAACTTATACAATCAATTTGAATTTCCTCGTTAGAAGGGAGGTTTTACTGGTTCCAATAGGTTCCAATAGGTTCCAATAGGTTCCAATAAAAAAAATAGTAATAAAATATATACGTTATCATGGCGAATGTTCCTTTGGCTAATCCTGTGAAATCTATCAACGACTATTTGTTTGGTCCTGTAGGAACCACCTATTGCATTTGGTTTTATATTCTTTCTCTGTTCGCATTTGTGTATTTTATTTTTAATTTGTTCGGTGCCGTAGTTTCCATGTTTTTTAGAAAGGTTCACTATGCCTTCCCTACTGGATTATTTTTGGTTTCATTGATTTGGTTTTATTTGTATTTCAACAATCGCCTTTTATACAACATGTGCTTACGTTCTGAAAAATAAAAAATCGTAATTAAATATATAAGCTTCATGGCGAATACTAAAAATCCAATTCCCGACCCTGTTGCAAACGTAACTGATTATTTATTTGGTCCAGTTGCATTACAATATTGTTTTTGGTTTTATGTATTTTCTCTGTTTGGTTTTGTAGCATTTATTTTAACATTGGCTTCCTTTCTCATGAATTTGTTGTTTGTTAATTTTGGTAAATATTTTTGGACGTTTGTGATGGTGAAAATCCACTTACTTGCTATGACTTTTTGTGTTTATTTTACCAATCGTCTTTTGTACAATATGTGTTTGCGTACTGAAAAATAAATAACAGAGTTTAAAACTTAAAAGAATGAATCTATGATTCTTTTAAGTAACGAATAAGAAAACATGGATATTGTTTATTATAGTAATTTTTGTCCACATTCTCAAAAAATTGTTCAATTTATTGTAAAACATCAATTAAATGAACAATTGTCCTGTATTTGTGTTGATAAACGCAAACGTGATGGTAACAATCAACTCGTAGTTATATTAGAAAATGGTAAACAGGTCATGTTACCACCAAATTTACAATCTATTCCTGCAATATTGTGTGTTAAAAAAAATTATACCTTGGTTCTTGGTACGGAACCAATAATTGAATATTTACAATCCAAATTCAATCTATCTAAAAATTCTCATCAATTGTTTGAAAATCCGTATGAGAAAACCGCTACGGTTAACAAACGTCCTCAGTACCAAGACCCCGTAGGGTTTCATATGTCTGGAATAAGTAGTAACAATGGTATTTCATCAGAGGCTTATACCAGTTATGATTTAAGTCCGGATGATTTATCTGCACAAAGCAATTCTTCTAATCGTCCCATGTATCATTATACGCCGGTAGATAATAATTTTCGTATTGAAGCCCCCGAGGACACCTACCGACCAGACAAAGTATCGTCCAATGTTACGATTGATGTTTTACAACAACAACGTAATCATGAAATTCCTGCAGTGGCAGTACAACCTCCGAATGAACTATACTAAAGGAACCTACGTATTGGAACCTACGGTTCCAGTCGTCCCTAAAACGCCCTAAGGCGTTTTGGGACACAACAGATTCCCTTTACCACCAAAGGTGGCAAAGGGAATCGGGAGTAAAACCTCCCTTTAGTAACGAGGACGCCACCACTACGTGGCGGCGCCCTCCTAAGGTTTTCATTGAAACTCATTGTAAATAAGAATATCAAATTGGTTATATAAGATCCTATAGAACCAATATACTAAGAATTTTTGAAAGAAATCTTATGAGGGCACAGCCACGTAGTGGTGGTGTCCTCGTTACTAAAGGGAGGTTTTACTGGAACCGTAGGTTCCAATAAAGTGATTACAAAAATTACAAAATATTCTTTACAAAAAATTTGTAAAGAAGAATCGTAGAATATTTTATATTTATTACTCATTCATGTTCTTTAGGAATAGCTATAGGAGACGCGAGAGAACCGAACC